GCTAACACGGAACTTAGAGCCCTGCGGGTTTAGAGATAAAGACGTTTGGTTTCGCGGTATCGCAGACGTACTTGTAATCAATGGCGACAAAGCCCGTATCGTAGATTGGAAAACTAGCAAGACTAGCAAATACGCCGACAAGAAACAACTCGAGCTTCTGTCCTTGCTAACGTTCAAACACTTCCCCACAGTTCAATCGATTAAAGCCGGACTAATTTTCTTGGTTGTTCAAGACTTAGTGCCAGCTTCTTTTAAGACTGAAGATCAAGGCGAAGCATGGCAGAAGTGGTTGACTGAAACTAACCGACTCGATGCCGCTTACGCAAACGATGTATGGAATCCCAAGCCCAACTTTACGTGCAAAGGTTGGTGCGCGGTAGACGATTGTGAGCACAACACTAAACGAAACTTTTTTGGAGGTTAATACCATGCCATACGTAAACAAACCTAGACCCTATAAAAAAGAATACGAAATGTACGACGGCACACCTGCCGTTAAAAAGAAACGTGCCGCACGAAACAAAGCCCGAGCCATGATGGAGAAAGCAGGGCTTGTGCGTAAAGGCGACGGAAAAGAAGTTGACCACAAGAAGCCGCTGAGCAAAGGTGGCAAGACAGTACGAAGCAACCTTAGGGTTGTGGACGATAACGACAACAGAGGATTTCCACGTAACTCAGACCACTCAGTAAAGCGTAACGTATAACATGCACATTATTGACAACAAGGTACTGGTGTTACGTACACGTGACCCGAACCGTATTACTACTACGATAAAGAAAAGCACTGAACTAAGCCACGAAGATGGCGTCACTGAAGTTGCAGTGTTTTGGGGGTTGCAAGAAGCACAAGCTCTGCGAAGGCTTGGCATTAAGAACGTACCATCACCCATCACCAGAGACTACAACTGGCCCGGCATCTTTAAGCCAATGGCTCACCAAAAAGAAACAGCATCATTCCTTACACTAAATACCCGAGCGTTTTGTTTTAATGAACAGGGTACTGGTAAGACAGCATCAGCAATTTGGGCGGCAGATTATCTTTTGACGCAAGGAGCAATTAAGCGTGTTCTTGTTGTCTGTCCTTTGTCTATTATGCAAGCCGCATGGCAAGCCGACTTGTTTAAGTTTGCGGTTCATCGGACTGTTGACGTTGCCTATGGTGAACGCAATAAACGTAAAGCCATCATCAATGGGTTGGCTGACTTCGTAATCATCAACTACGATGGCGTAAAGATTGTCGAGGACGAGATCATCAATGGTGGCTTTGACTTAATCATTATTGACGAGGCTAACGCATATAAGAACTCTCGCACTGAACGATTCAAAGTCATGCGTAAGATTGTGTCCCACGATAAATGGCTATGGATGATGACGGGTACACCTGCCGCGCAATCTCCGCTAGATGCGTATGGTTTGGCTAAGCTTTGCATACCTGCTCGAGCGCCGACTCTATATAGTACTTACAGAGACATGGTGATGTACCAGTTGACACGATTCAAATGGATTCCAAAACCGAACGCCGTTGCCGCTGTGCATGAGTTACTGCAACCTGCTATTAGGTTTGAGAAAAAAGATTGTTTAGACCTTCCAGACGTAACCCATACATCGCGCTTTGCCCCTCTGTCAGCACAACAACTTAAATATTATCGGCAGCTTAAAAAAGATATGTTGATTGAGGCCGCAGGCGAAGAAGTCTCAGCGGTCAATGCGGCGGCTAATCTGAACAAGCTACTGCAGATTGCTTGCGGTGCTGTGTACACCGACACCAAGAACGTAATAGAGTTTGATGTCTCGGATCGGCTCAACGCTGTTTCTGAGGTTATCAACGAAGCATCACACAAGGTGCTGATATTTGTGCCGTTTACGCACACGTTGGATATGCTCAAAGAATATTTGACGAAGCAGGGCGTTACTGCCGAGATCATTAACGGCAACGTTAGTGTTACAAAACGCACAGATATATTTAAAAAGTTCCAAGAAGATGTTGAGCCACGTGTGCTATTGATTCAACCGCAAGCCGCCGCCCACGGAGTTACCCTAACTGCGGCTAATGTTGTGATATGGTACGCTCCCGTCACTTCAAGTGAAACGTACTTGCAAGCAAATGCACGTGTACACCGACAAGGTCAAAAGAACCCCGTCACTGTGGTACACATTGAAGGTAGTCCAGTAGAGGCAAGCTTGTACAAGATGCTTCAACAAAAGTTGGACTTACATTCTCAGATCATCGATCTATACAACAGTGAAATAAATTCTTGACACAGTCAAGAAAGGGTGTATAATAAGCACTCCCGATTCATAAACCCAAGGACACACATGGAAGACGTACCGATAGAACAGATCGTCACTACGTACATAAAGATACGCGACAAACGTGACAGACTCTATCAAGAGTTTAAAGAAAATACAGCCAAGCTTGATGAAGACATGCAGATTCTCAAGAACAAAATAGTCGAGCTATCAAAGCTGACTGGCGTTACTAGCTTCTCAACACCGACAGGCATTGCCTATCGCACAGTCAAAAACCGTTACTGGACTAATGACTGGGAAAGTTTCTACACATTCATGCGAGAGCACGGAAGTATGGAACTGCTTGAGAAGCGTATTCATCAAACTAACATTAAAGAGTTCATGGATTCCAATCCAGAGGTGCATCCACCCGGACTCAATATTGATAGTGAATATGAAATCACCATTCGTCGTAAGTAATTTTTTAACTAGGAGATAATTATGGGCAATGACATTGCTTTGTTTCAACAAGAAGTTCCCGCGTACTTAAAAAAAGCGGGTCAAGATGAGCTCACCAAAGCACTGGCGGGTAACACAGGCACTAAGCGCATTTCTATTCGTGGCAGTGTATTCCGCATGATGGTCAACGGAGAAGAAATCTCTAAGAACGAGAACCGCGCGATGAACATCGTCATCATTAATGGTGCCGCGAAAGTATCACGCTCATTCTACGAAGGCAAGTACGTACCCGGAGAAACAACTTCGCCTGACTGCTGGAGTAATGACGGCGATAAGCCTGATGCAAGTATTGAGTTTCCACAGCACAAATCATGCGAAGGTTGCCCACAGAACATCAAAGGTTCCGGACAAGGCGACGCACGTGCATGCCGCTTCCAACAACGTTTGGCGGTATTGTTAGCCGACGACATTGATGGCGAGGTGTTCCAGTTAGTGATACCTGCAAAGTCTATCTTTGGTCGTGGCGACTTGGACAAGATGCCGTTCCAACAATATGCTAAGTACGTTGGCGCTCAAGGCAAGAGCATCAATACCTTGGTAACAGAGATGCGCATGGACAGCGATAGCGACACCCCCAAGCTAACGTTTAAGCCAGTGCGTTATTTGTCAGAGCAAGAATGGATTGTCGCCAAAGAGAAGGGCGATAGCCCTGCCGCACGTTCAGCAGTAACGCAGACCCCTGCCGCTACTGATGGAGCAAAACCTAAAGCACAGACTGCACCTGTTGCTAAAGTTGAGGTAGCTGAAGAAGTTGCCGAGCCTACTAAGCGAGTATCCAAGAAAGCCGCCGAGCCCACCGCAAAAAAAGACTTTGTTGATGTGCTAAACACTTGGACAGACGATGAGTAATGATGGACACAAGAGGCTATACATTACGAATCGTCCATGCTAACAAGGTAGCCAATGCTAGAAGCCCCGGTGTAAAGCTGGGTCGCTTCTGCATTGAGAAGGACATTCCTGTACGTGAAGTTGCAGAGTATTTTGGCGTGAGCCGCATGACGATCTATAAATGGTTTGTCGGCGAGTGGATACCCCGAAAGATTCACAACGAAAAAATCACAAACATAGTCCAAGCCAAAGTAGGCATGTAACTCAAAGCGTCTGTGAGGCATGCCGCGCTTCATAGACGCTATTTTTATCGCGGTGCAGAGGCGGCTATGACAAGAACAGATTTGTTGTCGGCGGTGCTCTCCACAGAAGGATGGTATTGTATTGTCGGTCTTAAAAAGACTGGACTTCCAAGACAAACGTTTGTGCAGGGGTTGAGTGAAGCTGACGTAGAAATAGAAGACTTACTAGCCAAAGGATACGATGCGTATTTTGGTTGCGCTAAGTACGAGAAAGACAAGACGAGGACGACGGACAACGTAAAGGCTATACGAGCATTTTGGCTCGATATAGATTGTGGGGTTAACAAACCATACGCTACTCAAGGTGACGGCTTAGCCGCGCTTAAGAAGTTTTGCATGGAGGTTGGATTACCAAGGCCGACGATTGTCGATTCTGGCCGGGGCCTTCATGTGTATTGGGGTCTTACTGCTGATGTATCAAGAGTGCAGTGGAAACCAGTGGCCATGCGCCTCAAAGCGTTGTGCCATGAGAAAGGTCTAGAAGCCGACCCTGCTAGAACGGCAGATGCGGCATCGATACTTCGTGTTCCTGATACACTTAATCACAAAGAAAACCCGCCACTTGCGGTTACGTTGAAAAGCGTAGGCACGCCTGTCGACTTTGAAGAGTTCAAAGCTAAGCTTGGTGCAATTGATGACGCACCTAGCCATTTACCGACGTACGCTAATGAGATGACACGCGCCCTAATGGGCAACAAGCAGTATCGTTTCAGCATCATCGTTGACAAGAACGTAAACGGCACTGGCTGTATGCAGTTGGCGAGAGCCATAGAAGAACAAGAAAGTTTAGAAGAACCACGTTGGAGAGCCGCACTTTCAATTCCTGCGTTTTGCGTAGACAAGGATACGGCTATCCACGACATTTCCCGCAAGCATCCTGACTACACTCCCGATAGCACGATAGAAAAAGTTATAAAGATCAGGGGCCCATATACGTGCGAGAAGTTTGAAGGCGTTCACCCTAGCGGTTGTGATGGTTGCGTTCACAAAGGCAAGATCAGTTCACCTATTGCGCTTGGTGCGGAAATAGCAGAAGCAACCGAAGCCGACAACACTGTTCAGTACGTGTCCGAAGTGGCTAAGCCCGTTACCTACAAGATTCCTGAGTACCCCTTTCCATACTTTCGCGGCAAGAACGGCGGCGTGTATCGTAAGTCAGAGGATGAAGACGATGAAGATGCGGTAATGATTTATGAGCATGACCTGTACGTGGTCAAGCGATTAAAAGACCCACAGAGCGGCGAAGTTATTTGGATGCGTCTGCATACACCGAAAGACGGAGTTAAAGAGTTTGCGCTGTCAGCAGTTGACCTACTTACTGCCGATAAGTTACGAGAAAAGTTGGCGTGGTTTGGCGTGATTGCACTAAAGAAACAAATGGATTCCATCATGGGATACATAGTGCGGTCTGTTAAAGAGATGCAATACAAAGAAGGAGCAGAAATTATGCGTTCACAGTTTGGGTGGACAGACAA